TTCTGTCGAACAAGAACTATTGGTTCGTCAGTTCCGCCCTCGGCTCGAACGGCTATCCTGGCACGTCCATGGATCAGCCGTTCGCAACGCTGGCCTACGCTCTTTCGCAGGCAAACCTTGCGGCCAATGACACGATTGTCTTGCTCGATGGTCATACCGAAGACGTGACGGCGGCTGCAGGGCTTCTTTGCTCCGTGGCTGGCGTCGACATCCAAGGCCCCGGCAGCTTAAGCACTAACGCCGCTCCTCCCGTTATCAACTTCAAGACGGCCACAACCGCCTCTTTCCGTATCACTGCGGACGGTGTGACGGTGTCGGGTCTCAAGTTCGTTAACGCCGTCAACAGCCTTGCCACGATGTTCGATATTCGTGGTAAAAGCGTCGTCATTCAGGGAAACCTGTTCACTGACAATGGCACCACAACCGGCTTGTCGTTCATCGACTTCGTGAATTCGACCGCAAATCAGGCGGACGGCGCGAAGATTTTGAACAACTACTTCTACACGACCGCGGCGGGTAACTATAACCACGCTATCGGCCTGACGGTTGTTCACGACAACATCGAGATTGGCGGAAACTACGTCATAGGAAACTATGCGCTGTCCGGCATTCACAACATCACCGGCAAGGTTCTAACCAACGTCAACGTGCACGACAACTACGTTCGCAACCTGACGGCTTCGAAGCCCGCGCTGAACTTCATTTCGGCGGTCACAGGTCAAGCTTACCGTAATACCTTCGAGTCCGGTGCTAACTCACCGAGCGCGGCGATATTCGGCACGGCACTCGACGCTTCTGGCGGCAACGTCGGAAACAACGGGCGTCTCGACGCTGGTTCGGATTTCTGGCTCGTGAAAAAGGGCGTCGTCTCCTCGACGATTGTCCAGGCCGGTGTCGACTTGACCTTGCCGTCTGTGGGTGGCGACATCGCCGTCAAAGACGTGATCGTTAAGACGGCGGCGACGGGGCTTGCGACAGGAACCAACTTCCAGATCACCTCGGACAACGCCAACGGTATTGCCGTTTTCTTTGCGGAAACTGTAGCGAACCTCGGAGCCAATAAATCGGTCGATATGACCGGCGCTTCGGTCACGAAGATCAGGACCACGTTGGAATCTGGCAAAAAGTTCAAGCTGTCATCGACTGGTGCAGACTGCACGGGTGCGGGAACCATAGACATCCACATCCTTTGCTCACGCCTCACGGCCGGCGCGAACGTCGCTCTCGTTTAATCTCTAGGAGACACAAATCATGTCTAGAATTCGTCATAAGGGCGGGAACAAACCCCGCGCCGAAGGCGGCGCCGTGTCCGAGGTGGGCAATCCGCACGTCTTCAAACTCGCCAAAGAGGGCGGTTCTCCTGGGATCGTCAGCGGAGATAAGGGCAAGCCTCGCCTTGATCGCAAACGCGGCGGCAAAGCTTGCAGCTAAGCCTGAAAAGAGGGGGCCGAAACGCCCCTTCGCCTTTTTGAAAGGGCTTCGCGTATGTCCGCAATCCAGCGCTACACATACAAGGTCGGGACTATTCAGACTCTTGGAGGTCAGCAGGTCGCGAATCTGAACCATTTGCAAGCCCCGTTTAATGCGTCGGTCGTTGTCGACATCGTGAGCGGGGTTGCGAATTACTCGGTCGAGTTTACGACTGATGACCTGACGGCGACCGTGCCAGCAAACCTTCGCTGGCTGCCGCTTCCAAACTTGGCTCCCGGCCAAACCACAACCCAACAATATACGCTCAGCTTTCCTGTGACGGCTGTCAGGCTGAACCTTGCCTCTTTGACGGGGGAGGTTCGGCTGGCCGTTTCTCAGGGGCTCGGCCTTCCCTGCTAAGGACGCAATAAATGGCCTCTTCAATGTTTCAGCCTGGGTATCTTCCCTCTCAGGTTCTTGCGGGCAAGCTGTTCATCGGCTCAACGACTTATGCCGGTGTCGCAATTCCCGCTTATAACGCCACGGCTCAAGTCTTCGGTCTGTGGAATCCTGCCGGGTCCGGCGTGAACTTGGTGCTGGTGAAACTCAATCTCGCCATTGCCACACTCGGAACCAACATCGTCGCGGCTCTCGGTCTGTCGTATCTCGCAAATGCGGGCAATGCGACCGCTACCGCTGCGCCGATTTCGGCCTTTACACAGACAGCTTCGCTTTCTGGTCTTATCGGCGCTTATGGTGGCGGCGCTGCTCCCTCGTTGGGCCGCTTTACGCTGTCCGCAACGATCACGGCCCCGACATTCTTTTACGATCTCGGCATGACGAGCACAACGGGCACGCCTACGGACTCGAATCCTGTTCTGACGCATGATTTCGATGGCACCGTCATCGTCACCCCTGGAACTTATATCGGCCTTGGCGGCTCCGTCGCTCCTGGCTCGACCTATCAGGGCTCGCTGTCTTGGATTGAGCTTCCCGTTTCCGGGTCGTAAAATGACCATCCCGACAAACCTTGGGGGCACAGGGACTTACACCTTTGCTCCCTCGGCGGCCGATCTGGTTCTGTATGCCTATTCGCTTATAAACATGCGGCCTACAGAACTAACCACCCAGCATTTCATCGATGCTGGGATGGCCGCGAACTTCGCAATGATCGACATGAGCAATCGCAATCCAATGCGGTTCGCCATGGAAACGGTCCCGGTCCCTTTGACCTCGACAACGGCGACTTATTCGCTTCCGAATAGGACGCTCGCCGTGTCCATCGTCACAATCGCCACGGGTTCGGGCGCGACGCTCGTCGAGCGAACAATCGGTCCTATCTCGGCCTATGAATATGCAGCCACGCCCACAAAGGCACAGGCTGGCCCTCCGACCTCCTATTTCTTCTCCCTGCTCGCTGTCCCGACGATAACGTTCTGGCCAACACCGGACGCAGGCGGCCCCTACGTCGCGAATGTGCAAACCTTCCGGCAGTTGCAGGATATCGACCTCACGAACTCGCAAGGCGTCGATAGCCCTTATCGCTTCCTCGACGCTCTGTGTACAAGTACAGCGGCAAGGCTCGCCGAAAGCTACAAGCCGGAAAAGGCTCCAGCGCTTTATGCGCAAGCTGACGCCCGGATGCGATTGGCACAAGGCCGCGATCAAGAGTCGACGCCGATCACGATCGCGCCCGCTCTCCGCTCATATTTCCGGATCCTCTAAATCATGCAGCACATAGGGCGCGCTCGGATTGATCCGAACAATCCGCAGCGGACGGCGTATTGCGAGCGCTGCGGGACGCTGTACAACCTCGTCGACCTTAGCCCGCAAATGCGCTGGTCTGGGCCGTCGCTCATAAATACGGGCCTTCTCGTCTGCGCGACGTGCCTCGATGATCCGAACCCGCAAGAGCGCACGATAATTCTCCCGCCTGATCCTCCTCCGGTTTTTGTGACGCGGCCTAACAGGTTCCCCGTCGAGGACGCATAATGGCATACACTTACACATCGTTTGTCGCGGCGCTCGCGGTCGAAATGGCTGTTCCGAACGTCGCGGAAGCGAATTTCGTGGCCATCCTTCCGACGATCATCGACGACGCCGAGCAGCGGCTATACCGCGAACTTGACCTCGTATCTGCAAGCATTGCGGTTAATGGAACAGCGACTCCGAACAATCGCGTGTTCGCCCTTCCGCAGACTTCCGGCCATATCATCGTTGTCGATCAGATAAGCGTCATTGATGGGGCCGGGGTTCGCCATCCTGTCCGCCCCGCAACGCGCGAAAGCGTCGATTTTCTCTTCCCAAGCAACACGGCGCCCTCGACGCCATCGTTCCCAAAGATATTCGCCCGCACAGACGACACAAACGTTCTCTGGGGGCCTTCGACCGATCAAGCCTACACGACAGAAGTCATAGGCACAGTTCGCCCTGTGGCGCTTTCTGCGGTCAATCCAACGACATTCCTCACGAACTATCTCTCGGATGTGTTCTTCGCCGCCGCTATGGTCAGCGCGGCCGGATATCAGCGAAATTTTGGATCACAGTCTGACGATCCAAAAATGGCCGTCTCCTGGGAAAGCCAGTTGCAGACACGGCTTGCTTCTGCGCGCAAGGAAGAACTCCGCAAATCCTACATTTCAGCCATGTCGAGCGCTTCGGCGGCATCCCCAAAGGACGCCTAAACGATGCCTTGGATGGGGATTGACCTTAAGCCCGGACTGAATGCCGAGCTTACGGAAACCGGCGTTCATGCTGGCTACGTGTCAACATGGATGGGCCGATTCAAGGCTGGGCTTTTCCAAAAGATCGGCGGGTGGTCGAAGTTCATCGCCCTGACGGTCACAGGAAGGCCAGCGACGGCGCAATGCTGGCAGTCGATCGCCGGGGACAAGTTCCTCGCCGTAGGCACAACGACACAACTGGCGGTCTTCAACAACACGACAAGCCAGATGTCGGACCTGACGCCTCAGACATTCACGTCAAGCACGGCGCTCGACTTCTCAACGTCCGCAGGCTCGAACGTCGTCACGGTCATCGATGCGAACATTTCGACGATGACGCCCTATTGTACGGTGTATTTCAACACGCCGATCTCGGTCGACGGCATCATCCTGTCTGGCCTGTACGGCATCACGAGCACGCTTTCGGGGACAAGCTACACGCTAACCGCGGCAACGAACGCTGTGGCTGGCGTCGCTCACGGTGGCGCTGTTCCGCGAATCACAACCGTCGCCGGCTCCTCGAACGTCACGATCACGTTCACGGCTCACAACCTTGTTGCCGGAAACGACATCGTTTTGCCGATTGCGACAACGGTCGGCGGCATCACGCTCCAGGGCCGTTATGTCGTGTCTTCTGTCACGGACCCGAACAATTTCGTCGTTGTGGCTGCGAACGCGGCTGTGTCTTCGGCTGGCCCGACTTCCATGAACTCGGGAAATGCGTCGCTCCTCTATTACATTGCAACCGGTCCGTCTAAACCGGGCGGGGCCTATGGTGCCGGTAATTACGGCGCGGGCGCTTATAGCCTTGGGCAAACGCTTGTCGGGCAAACCGGAACGCCTATCGCTCCGACAGATTGGACGCTTTCAAATTGGGGCGAGGCTCTCGTCTCTTGTCCCAAGAATGGCGGCATTTTCTATTGGGGGCCGTCGAGCGGCTTCTTGACTGCGCAAATGATCTCCACGGCGCCGCCGTTCAACACGGGCGCGTTCATGTCGTCCTCGCAACAGATGATCATTGCCTATGGATCGTCGGCACTCTCCACGGTCGGCGTCTACCAAGATCCGATGCTGGTCAAATGGTGCGACGCCAGCAACTTCTCGCAATGGTATCCGACATCATCAAACCAAGCCGGTTCCTTTCGCATCCCGACAGGCTCTCAAGTCATGGCCGGGGCGGCAACGCCGTTTTGTAACCTGATCTGGACTGACCTCGATCTCTGGACGATGAATTATATTGGTGCGTCGCTAGTTTTCGGCTTCGTCAAGACTGGTGCGAACTGCGGCATCATCGGACAGCACGCATTCACGCAAATGGCAGGCAGCGTCTACTGGTTCGGGCGGAACAATCTCTTCGTAATGAGCGGCGGCAGCGTCTCGATCTTACCTTGCGCCGTCTGGGATATTGTCTTCCAAGACCTCGACATGACGAACGCGAGCAAATGCTTCGTCGGCTCGAATACGCTGCATTCCGAAATCTTGTTTTGGTATCCGTCAATTCAGGATGGAACCGGCTATCCGACGCGCTATGTGAAGCTGAAGGTGGATGAAGGTTCCTGGGATGCGGGAATCCTTCAGCGCAACACTTGGACCGATCAAACAGTTTTTGGACCTCCTGTCTCTGTCACGAATAACGGCATCATATACAGCCACGAAACCGGCTATGACGCCGATCTGACTCCGATGACGTCGGGCTTCACGACTGGTTATTTCCGTGTTGGAGAAGGCGAAGAGTTCGCTTTCATCGATCGCATTGTTCCGGATCTGAAGTGGGGGACGTTTGCCGGCGCGAAGACGGCGACGCTTCAGGTGACATTGAACGCTATCAACGAAATGGGCGACACACCTGTCACCTATGGCCCCTACACTATTACAGCCGCGACGCCTTTCTTCTTGCCCCGCTGTCGCGCCCGTCAAATCTCGATCACGGTCCAAAGTTCAGACTCGGGCTCGTTCTGGCGGCTTGGTCATTTCCGCGTAAAATTCCAGCCTGACGGGAAAAATCATTGATGGCTGACGACAACGGCTCACAGGCGGCCATGATCGGCCAAGCGCAAGGCGTCAATCAGAACCTTGCCAAGATCGCGCAAAACCTCTCAACGCTCGCCGTGGGCGCGTCACAGAACGTTGTGACGGCAAGCCGAGTGCTCGGGAACACGTACCAGAACACGACAACGAAGGCGATCTCCGTGAACGTCGTCGTTCAAAACACCATCGCCGGAACAATCAGCGTCTACACAGATGCAAACGCTTCGCCCGCGACGCTCGTCTGGCAGCACACCGTTAGCGTCGTCACCGTGACGGCGAGCTTCATGGTCCAGGCCGGGAGTTATTTCAAAGTTTCAGCCACGGGAACGAACTCAATCGTTCAATGGGTCGAGTGGCGATAAAGGGTCTATGACATGCCGCTGAAATCGTCGTTATCCTCTGCCGTGCTTGCTGCGCTTCAAAACGCTTCCACGCCACGCAGGGACGAGGGCGGGGCCGCGCCTTTGCCCTCGCCCGCTACTCCTGTAGCTGGCCCGGTAACGGGGCCTCTCCTGGGCGCTACGGGCGGCAGGGACGATGCTATAAAAACGTCTGTTCCTGATGGCTCGCATATTATCCCGGCTGATGTCGTTTCGGCGCTCGGCGACGGGAACAGCGTAGCAGGAGCGAAGAAGCTCTCGAAGATGTTCCCTGGAAATGGTCCGGGCATCAAAGGCGCTGCCGCAGCGATGCCGAAGGCTCCCTCCGCTATGAAGCTGAGCATGGCCAAAATCTCTCCAATGCGGCACATGCCGAGCGTATCACAGCCTCACATGCCGCGCGGAATTACTTCGTCGAAATTCCATCGAATGCCACACATGCCGGGGATGCCGAAAGGCTTGGCGGATGGTGGCAATGCTGGCTCTGTTCGCGTCGATCTTTCTGACGGGGAATTCAGTGTTCCGCCTGCTTGGGTCGAGCACATTGGAGAAGGCGACGCCGAACGCGGCCACAATGCGCTCGACGCCTGGATGATGAACGTCAGAAGCGAAGACATTGAACGCCGGAAGCGTCTTCCGGGGCCTGTCAAAAGCTAAAGGGAACCCAGAATGAATATGCACGTCAACGCCGCGGCGCTCGCGGTGAACGCCGAAGCTGCGCCCAAAGTTCGACTCGCCGTCGAAGAGGATATTCCGCAGCTTGTCGCCATGGGTCGAGAGTTGCATCGGGAAAATGGCCTGATGCCTATCTCGGAAACTAGAATCTATCAAATGGCAAGGCGTGCCGTTGCCCGCGACCGCGTCATCTGCGGCGTGATCGGTCCCGTTGGCGGTATCGAGGGCATCATCGTGATTATGGTCGGTCAGTTTTGGTACACAGACTTTCCGCATCTTGAAGAGCTTTTCGCATACATAAAGCCCGAGTTTAGGCGCTCGAACCGGGCGAAAGCGCTTGTGGAGTTCGCGAAGAAATCAGCGATTGAACTCAACGCGCCGCTTCTGATCGGCATCGTCTCAAACAAGCAGACGGAAGCAAAGATTCGCTTGTATAGGCGCCAGCTTGGAGATCCTGCCGGGGCCTATTTCCTCTACAATGCCAAAACCGGAGCCTAGTCATGGGCGGGTCATCCCAAACAACCGACAGCAATCAAAACACCGCGCAAAACACCGCGCAAAACAGCGCGACGAATCAAGCCTCGCAAATGAACTATGGGAGCAATCAAGGCACCCAATATGGTTCGGCAACGGGGCAAAATAGCTCTCAAACCTATGATCCGAGCGCGCTTGGCAAAAGCTATCTGGAATCTGGGACGGCGCCCGCGTCGAGCAATATTGCCAATTATTACAACCCATATCAGAGCCAAGTCGTCGACGCGACGATGCGGCAGCTTCAGCAGACGTTCGGGCAGCAACAGAACCAAGTCGTCGGAAACGCTATTTCGAACAACGCTCTCGGCGGCGATCGACAGGCTATCGCACAAGCTGCGCTCGCCGGTCAGCAAGGCATGGTAGCGGGGCAGACGCTCGCGGGTCTGAACTCGTCGAACTACACACAAGCCCTTTCGGCTGCGCAGAATGATGCCTCGCGCAATCTCCAGGCGGCCGGATTGTCTGGCGGAACCACCACAGGCTCGACACTTGGCGAGACACTCGGTCAGCAATTGTCCTCGACGCTTGGCAGCATGAACACGGCGCAAGCGGCCTCGTCTGCTGGTGCCGGCGCAAGTGCCGGGACAAGTTCTGGTTCGTCTACGACCACGCAAAATCCAGGCGTCATGAGCTACCTCGGGAGCGCTCTGGCCTTGGGGTCGATGCTGAAAGACGGCGGCGCGGCGATGAAGCGCGCTCCTGGCGGTGCCGTAAGTGGCGACGCCGGTCTTGCTGAGCTTATGCAAATACTCTCGATGATGAAGCAAGTTCCGCAGATTCAGACGCCTTCGATTTCTGCACCAAAACAGGAACAGCAACAATCGGGCGGGCAAAAGTCTGGATCTGGTGGCGGCGGCGGTTCGGGCGGCTCGCAAGAGATGCAGAAGCTCGGGAAGTCTGCGCGCGGTGGCCTTGATAACCTCTTTAAGTCGCTGGGTGGCGAGGATTCTGGTTCTGATCTGACGTCCGCAATGGGGTCTGATGGTGCTGGCTCTGCTGGCGCTGATTTTGGCGACAGCGGCGGCGGTGCTGATTTCGGCGGCGACATAGGCGGAATGGGCCTGGGTGGCGGCGGCAAAGGCACAGGTGGCGCGGTGCGTGGGTTTGCCGATGGTGGCCCGGCGACAGGCGGGAAAGGCTCATATCATGGCCCCGCTGCTGTGTCTTATCCTGGGGTTTCCGCTGCAACGCAAAACCCTGGGCCTGGGCCACAGGGAACACCGGCAGAAGGAATCACAAGAGTCGGATCGCCTGAAGCTCTTATCCAAGGCTCTTTTCACCCAATGTTGCACGGCCTGTTCGGGAGCAATGACAATAATTCTTTGTGGCCTACGTTTGGCCCAAATCCCGCAAACTGGCCTCATGGTCCCGGTGGTGGAACGCCACAGATGCAACTCTCTCAGGCTCCGACAGGGTTTGCATCTGGTGGGTCGACCGCAAGCGTGTCCGCTCCAAGCGTATCCATGCCTGAACTTAGCGGTCCAAGCATATCGGCTCCTAATGTGAAGATGCCACAATTCGGTTCGGCAGGGAAAACGACTTGGGTTCCTGACGGAAGCGGCGGGTTTGGCAAAGGAAGCGGCGGCCACTTTGTGACAACCCCTGCAACAGATGGTGTTTATGCGCCTCTGCCTTCTGTTCCTCTGCCTTCCGTTCCACAGCCGACCGTTCCGCAAGCTACCTCAAGCGGAAGCGGCGGCAAGGGTTCTGGCGGCGCGGTGCGTGGGTTTGCCGATGGTGGCGGCCTTGATTTTGAAGATTTCGGCGACGGCGCTGATTTTGGAGACGGGGCCGATTCTGGTGTGGCCGTCGAGGATCCTGGCTCGGGTTTTACTCAGCCCGACGCAAGCGCAAGCGCCGGGCTCGACACGATTGAACCCTATGGCCTAACGACTCCTCTGTCCAAGCTTCTCGAAGATACGAGGCAGGCGTTCAACCCTGACGTAAAAACGCCATCGGATACGAACCTCGGCGACATGATGACGGCTGATGCCAGCACGCCAGCGGATCCTCGCGCTGATTGGAGTCCCGCGAACTCGACCGATTTGGACGGGAAAGGACTAAGCGCGCTCTCGTCATCGGACGATCAGCTTGGCGGCGCTCCCAGCAATGCGCTTCTTTCCAAGCCTGCGGCTGCTCCGTCTGATGGATTGTCCGCCCTTCTGCCTAAAGAGGGAAAGAACCCCCTCGACGGCGTCAGCATGGACGCGCTACCCCCTGGAACGCCGCTCAAGGGAAACACGTCCGCGGATATTTCTCAGGTCCAGGCTGGCCCGCAAGTTCCTCCCGACACGATCATCGCCACAACGCGCGAAGCGCAGCGAGGCCGCGGTCCTGATGGCTACGGGCAGCAATTGCATGGGACGTTCACGCTCAACGGCCACACATACGATTTCACGTCTGGCGGCCACGGGCGCGGCTCTGCTCCTCTCGGGACTTACCAAATCGGAGATCCGGAGAAAAACAACTACCTGAATCCGCGCCAAGGCGGGACCGTCTATCATCTTAGCGACGCGAAAGACGCTTACACGGCGAACGACTCAGCGGCACAAGGCGGCCCGGACCGTACAGGCTTGTTCATTCATCCCGGCCGCGCAACGGCGGGCTGTCTCGGCATTCCCCCGGAACAGTGGCCGCAGTTCGAGAAGGATATGGCGGCGGCTGGGCCGAAAAATATCGTCATCGGCACGCCCGGACAAGATCATCAGGATGTTGCCGCTGACTACAGCAAAGGCGCTCCCTCTGGAATTGATAGCGCAACGCGCCAAGCGCTCGGAGATGTTTCTCAGAGCAAAGGCTTAAAGCCTGGGGTTCTTCCGGCCCTTATCAAGTTGGAGTCTGGCTGGGACACAGGGAACTCGACAGGCCGCTATAACGGTCTAACGCAGATGGGGAAGGATACGTTCGACGAGGCTGGCGGGAAACTCGCCGGCATGACATACGACCAGTATCGGCAAGCGTCGCCAGACAAGCAGATCCGCGCGTATGACGCTTGGCTCGACCACTATGGTTTCAACGAGAAGATGCAGAGAAACGGCATCGACTTCCAAAACCTTCCCGCTGAAAAACAAGCTGCCGTTTTGCAGGCGTTCCAGTTCGGTCCCAATGCTGAAGGGTGGATGCGCGAAGCAGGGCGCGGAAATTACAGCGTCCCCGTCACAAACACAAAGCAAGCCTCTGTGCTTGGAAACACGTCCATCGATGATATGGCGGCCTACTACGGCGGAGACGGCCCCGGCGCGCTTCATCGTGGCATAAACGAAGGAACGGAAGCGGTCCGCCGAAATACTGGCGTAGACCTTTCTCGCCCGCTACAGCCCGTTAATGCTGGTCTTGATGCCTTGGGAAATGCTGGCGCCGGAATCGCTGGCGGACTTAGCGGCCTTGCAAGCGGCGTTCAAAAGATGGTTTCGCGCGGCTTCGATCAAAGCGGCGATAGGCCAGAGCATCCCTACCAGAGCAAGCAGGATCAGGCAGGCGGCGGGCTTCTGTCGCGGCTCTTCGGTGTGAACTTCAACCCGTTGAACCTCACCCACGACGAGCGCATGGCCGTATTTAAGGCGGGCGCGACTATGTCGGCAACCGGGAACCTTGGGCAAGGTCTGCTTGCTGGCGCGAACTCGCTTCAAGAAAGCAGCAAGGGAAACACGCAAGCCCAAATGGACGCGCTGAAGATCGAAAAGATGCGGCGCGACCTCAACGCTGAAGATGCGCCGAAAATCGAGAAACTAAAGGGGCCTGACGGCGCAGAACATATCTATCTTGTCGACCCTCGCAAGGGCACACTGAACCCCTTGCAACTCAACGGAACGGCGGGCGCTCCTGCTGCTGGAATTGAAAGTATCCCGTCTGGTGTCGTCGGCGACGATTTTGTTTCGGAAGCGAAAAAAACCGGCATCGCTGCCGCCGATCTTGATGAAGCCAAGCGCGTTGCCGGTTATGACACCGACATAAACAAGCTCTACGGCATCAAGAGCGACAGGCGGGCCTATATCGATCGGCTCGCTTCCCGCATCAATCCCGACTATAGGCCGGAAAACTACAAGGCGGCAGCCGACACGACATCGAAGCTGGCTGGCGGCGATGTTGCAAAGTCCCTGCGGTCGATCGGACGGCTCTTCGACGAAGTCGATCAAGCCTCGGGATATGCCGACGCGACAGGCAATTCTCGATACGAGAACGCGAATAAGGCTTCTGCCGAACTCTGGCCGTCTGGCTCTCAGTACGGCAAAACGATGGGACAACTCGGAACGGCCTTGAATAACGTCGTCGACACGGCTTCGGCGGTGGCGAAGGGTGGCGGGCAAGGTGCTGAAGGTGACGCGAAAAGGCGCGCTGAAAGCATGAACCGCTACATGGCTCCCGAAACGCTTAAGGCGGCGCTCCAGACTGAAGCAGAAATCGGGCTCAAGAACGGGCAATCGAACCTGAGTTCGTACAATACCGCTCACGGCTACACGCCCGACAATCCAAAATATAAAACCATCATGGACTATATGACGCCAGCCCAACAGAAAAAGGCTGTCGCCATGTTGGGCGCGGATAGGATCGAAGAAATAACCGGGAAACCGGTAGGTCACGGCGGCGCGTCTCGCGCTCAAGCTGCGGCGGTCCAGGGCAAGTCAGGGATGGCCGCGCCGAAGATCGGGGAAACCCGAAAGGGCTATCGCTTCCTCGGCGGTGATCCGTCTCAACCTTCAAGCTGGCAGGCCGCGCAATAATGGGTGGACCTTGGGAAGACTTCACGGCGCAGGCATCCCCTGCGTCGAGTGACGGGCCATGGGCTGATTTTGCTCAACCCAACACGACAACGGTCGAGAAAACGAGCGACAACGCAGGGCCGGCGCTGTCGTCGTCTTCTTTCAAGAAAGCGCCTTCTCCTGGGATGGCTATCGAACCGCACCGGCTCGACCGCTTCCTGAACGGAATTTATCAAAGCTACGCCGGGGCTGAACAACTTGCGGCGCATGGCGCGGCCTGGGCGATGCCTGAAACGGCGGGGCCATGGGCTAAGGGCGCGGACCGTCGCGCGCAAACTATGGAGGACGAAGGCCGAGATTTAGCTCGTCACGCGGGCGTAAAGGACGACAGCACGGACTGGTGGAACGTGGCGGGGCAAGTAGCCTCTCCGATCAATTGGGCCGCTGGCGAGGGCGCTGTGGGCGCTGCGCGTGCTCTTCCTTGGGCGGGGCGTGTTCTCGAAGGTAGTGGCTGGGGCGCGAACCTTGCGAAAGGCACTGTCGCGGGCGCTGGTATCGGCGCTGCGGCACCGGTAACAGGTGACGCCGCGAAAGACTACGGCGACGCTAAGCTGACACAGACGGGCGTCGGGGCGATCACAGGCGGGGCTCTCGCTCCCGCCGCGAACGCCGTCGGCGCGGTCATAAGCCCGACAGTCAACGCATCGGCGCGCAAACTGCTCGATGAGGGGGTTCGTCTTACTCCTGGGCAAATCGTCCCGATGCTGAAGCGCGTCGAGGATGTTGCGCAAAGCTTCCCCTTCGTCGGCGGCATGGTGCGAGACGCTCGCGCGCAAGCGATGGGAGATTTCAACGTTGCGGCCGCAAATCGAGCGCTCGCCCCTATCGGCGAGAAGGTCGCGCCTGGCGTTGCGCCTGGTCACGATCTGATTGAGCACGTCGAGGATAAAATCTCGAGCGCTTATCAGAAAGTCCATCCGAATATCAGCCTTTCGATCGATCCCGATCTTGCGCACGATCTCGGGCAAGTCACGCACGCGGCGGGCCAAACACTCGGCGAAGGGCAGCAAAAGCAACTCCAGAACACCATCAAGGCGCAAATCAGCGACAAGCTTGCGCAGAATGGCGGGATTGCTCCCGGCGAAGTCGTTCAAGGCATCACGTCGGAACTTGGGAACGAAATCCGCGGCTATCGCGGCGACCCAAGCTTCGACAGCCGGAAACTCGGGCAGGCGCTCGGCGACGTGCGAACCGCTATTTCCGACGCTCTTATTCGCCAAAATCCCGGTTATGCGGACGAGCTCCAAAAGGCAAACGAAGCCTGGGCGAACTATGTGAAGATCCGCGACGCGGCTGGCCGCGCCGGTAACGTAGCGGGACAATTCAGCCCGACGCAGTTGAATCGCGCTGCGGTCAAGGGCGAAACGGCTGGAACGAATGCAAGGGGCCAAGCCCTGATGCAAGACCTCGCCGAAGCCGGAAAAGAAATCCTACCCTCGAAAGTTCCAGACAGCGGAACGCCAGAACGCGCGGCCCTTATGGGGCTTATGACGCACGGCATCGGGCACTATGGCGCCTATAGCCTGATCGGTCCCGGCGCGCTGGTCCCTGCCGCCGTCATTGCGGGGCTATACAATCCCATCGGCCAGCGCGTCATGCGCGCGGCCCTAACGTCCCGGCCCGACATATCGCCCGCGCTTCGTCGCGTTCTCGATATGTACGCACCATCTGACGCAGGTCAAAAGAACGCCGCTTCGGTGATTCGCGGCGCCTCTATGCCTGCCGATGCGGGCGCTGAAGGGTTGGCCGCTAAGCTTGGACAGGACTATGTTCCCGCGTCCTCGCCCTCGACGCCTTCCCGCATTGTCACGCCAGACGGATCGATGGAGATCCCGGCAGAGCCGAAAATCGTTGAACTCGGCGATCTCAAATATGCTTCTGGCGATCTGCAACCGCGTGATCGCAATCGGGCGGAATATGTCCAAGGCGCTCGCGACCGTGCTTCTCGGCTCGATCCGCAGCAATTGCAGCCGGGGCGCGTCTCCGACAGCGGTGCTCCTATCGTGACGCCTGACGGAACCATCCTTTCCGGAAACGGTCGCACGATCTCAATTTCTGAGGCGTACCGGAACCCGGCGTTCAAGGCGCAGGCTGACGCTTACCGGGCGAGCCTCGGGCCTTCCGCGGCGAACATGAAAGAACCCGTTCTCGTCATGAAGACGGGCGCGATGGAACCGGACGCGGCGCAACGCTTCGCTGATCTCTCGAACCGGTCAAGAACTGACACAATGAGCGCAACGGAGCGCGCCAGCCGGGATGCAAAGGCGCTCGGCGACGACGTCAATCTCTACCAGGGCGGCGACTTCGACTCTCCCGCGAATGCCGCTTTCGTGCGGTCGTTCATTGGGCGGGCCGTCTCCCCTGCCGAAATGCCTTCGATCTCCAAGAACGGCATTCTTACGCAGGAAGGCGTTAATCGCATGAAGGCGGCCCTTCTCGGTTCGGCCTATGATGACGCGCCGCTGTTGTCTCGCCTGCTGGAAAGCACCGACGACAACGTTCGGGGCATCACCGGGGCGCTTGTCGATGTTGCTCCCAAGATCGCGGGCCTGCGTCGCGGCATTGATGCCGGCGAGGTGATGGGCTCACTCGATCCTTCGCGCGATTTGCAAAGCGCGGTGAAATTTATCGCCGATCTGCGCTCTCGCGGCCTGACGCCTCGCGACTATTTCGCCCAAACCGATGCCTTCGGCGGATCACTCGACAAGGGGGCCGAGAATTGGGTTCGTGCGCTCTATAACGACGACCTCAGCCGACAGCTAAGCCGCCAGAATATCAAGACGGTGATCGATGCCTATGCCGAAGAGGCGGCAAAGCACAAGGAGTCGGCCCTTTTCCCTGACAGCACAACCTCGGCTGACGTTCTAACGTCAGCACGGCGCTCGGCCTTCAAAGACGGCGAAGCTCCTCAATTCGACGAGCCTGGAAAGCCTGCCGCGCAAATAGCCCCAGAACAGCCACAGGCGGCCCCACAGGCGGCAATGCCGCGCCTGCCGCCAAAGCCTCGCCCACTAAGGAAGCCGCTTCCTGGCGGCATCTCGTCGGCTGTTGAGCCTAATCCGGCGCTCAGAACCCTTTTGCAGCGGTACGCGCCAAACGTAGCGGCCCGCGCGCAACTCATCTCAAACAGGAACTAATTCGATGGCGTACACGGTCTACAAATCGGCCTACCTTCCAACGGTAGCCGGTGACAGCGGCGTTTGGGGCGGTCTATTCAACACCACGACTTTCCCGATCTTTGATTCGGCGCTCGGCGGTTATGCCTCGCTTGCAGTGTCGAACGTGAACGTCACGCTTAACGCGACACAGGCGGGCGTTGCTCTCCTGCGCGTGACAGGAACGCTTCTCGGGAACGTCCAGCTAACAACCGCGTGTCAAGGCTTCCAATTCATCGAGAACTCGACAAGCGGGGCCTACAATCTCACGATCACGAACGGTGTCGGGTCGACTTACACGCTGCCGCAGGGCGTTTGCACTCCGGTTATATTCGACTCCACAAATGGAGCGCGCTCAGGCGTCGGGCTAACTTCGGCCTATCTGCAATCGATTTTGTCGGGCGTTTATCCGCTTTTGTCGAGCGCTCCGGTTAGCGCTTCGATCCTGGCGAAAACAGCGCAATCCATCACGGTTGGCTCGTCCTCTCTCGCGGTGAACTGCGCGAGCGGGATGACGGTTGACGTGACGCTGAACGCCAGCGTGACAAGCGTTAGCGTGTCGAATTGGCCTGCGGCTGGTGCGCTTGGCGTGCTTACCCTGAATATTTCAAGCAGCGGCGCTTACACAATGACCGGATGGCCAGGAACAACGCGGTGGACGTTCGGCGCGGCTCCGACTCTAACCTCAAGCGGAAGAGACACGATCGTTCTCGCGTCATCCGATGGCGGCTCGACGTTCCGCGGATATATCGCCGCGCAGAATATGAGCTAGGCCGATGACCACTTATCCGATTTATCCCGGCTCTTATTCCAAAGCCGTCAGCATCACGTCGGGGACGACTTACACGCTGCCGCACGACTGGAATCCCAAGAACAATATGATCGTCTGCATTGGTGGCGGTAGTGGCGGCTATCATCCAACGAGCACAAAGGGGAATGCTAACGGTGGCGGTGGTGGCGGCGGGGCCGCAATCTGGTCCTACAATATGAACATCGCCCATGACACAACCGTCAACATTGGCGTCGGGGCTGGGTCCGGGGGCGACAGCGCTTCTGCTGCTGGCGACACTTGGTTTAATGCGACTTCCTTGGCAAATGCTGCGGCTGTTGGCGCAACGGTTGCGGTTGCCGCTAAGGGGGGCGGTGCGGCCGGAACAAACTCTTTTGGTTCGGGCGGTTCTACTGGAACCGGGCAATATGGCAACGCAGGAGGCAACGGAGCAGGTGGCGGCGGAGCGGGAAGTTATATTCATGGTGGCGGCGGTGGTGGCTCCGGTGGACCTTTCGGCGTGGGAGCGGGTGGCGGCGCAGGGAATTCCGTATATGGCGGGGCCGGGGGAACCGGGGACGGGGGAAATGCTGCGGGTGGTACGGCAGGATTTTCTTTGTATCCGATTAACGGAGGAAATGGCGGCGTCGACAACTGTTTTGCTTCTGGATCAGGTGTAGGCGGCGGCGGAGGCGGCGCTGCCCAAAATAACGGAACATTGGGGACGGGAGGTAGTGCGACCGGATGGGGCGGCTCGGGCGGGTCTGGTGCATACAGAACTTCAAGCTCAGCCTCTGGAAACGGCGTTCAGGGCGTGATCTGGCTCTTTTACACGCCATTTAATGGTGCCCCTGCAATGCTTATCGCCGCATAGGAGGGAACCATGTCAAATTGCGCAATCATCGACGCAGACGGTCAAGTCGTCAGCGTAATCATCGCAGATCCGACAACAGATAAGCCATATGCGGGGCATAGTCTCGTCCCGCTTCCTGCTGGTGTGCGCGTCGACCATACTTGGCGGCATAGCCACGAAAGAGGCTTCCACCAGACAGACGACGAGTTCAACAATCAGCACAGATTGCAGTTCGTCCCTGCCTGGAATGACAGCGCAGAACCTTACTCATTCGAAACCCCAGCCGCGACCGTCCTAGAGATTAGCAAGGGCCGAACGGTGCAATTGATGGCTGCGCGGGGAAACCATTCCTTCAAGCCCGGCGATTGCGGCGGCTACACATGGACCGACGAGAACATCACCGACGCGGACACATGCGCCTCGTTTGTCTCGAAGGTGGTCGAGGATATCAAAATCAAGAAGTTCGATCCTGATTGGGCGCTCGATTGGCTCGTCGCTCAATGTACGCTTTTCCCGCCGCAACTCTCCAAACTCATTTTCGACGTGCTGCCGGCGAACAAGGCGAGGCTGGCGAAGCGATATCTCGCCGGTCAAGGCGTCTCACTCTAGTCGGGGTTTCCCCATGTTAAAACGTAACAAAGCGGACTGCGGCAGCCACCGCAGCCCGCCACATGCCGCCACTCACGGAGACAACCCGCAAATGGCATCTGATACCTACGCCGCGCCGAATGGGCACGACAAGAATTACTTTCCTGCTCTCTACGAATTATCACATCGGATTCGACTCGGATGGATTGTTGCCGTCGTTCTCATTTCCGGCTTTACGCACCTTCTCGGCGGTCTTGTCGTGAATGGCTGGCTCTCGGTTCCCGCGAAAGAAACGGACATGCACGAGGTCAAAATCGAGCTAACGGCGGCGTCCAAAGAATTGCGGACCCTTGGCGAGACTGTTGTCAGGCTCTCGGAAACAAGCCGAGCAAACGAACGACAACTCGACACGGTAGACCGCAAGCTTGAGAGGCTGCTGGATCGGGTTCTTGTGCCGGCGTCGCCCGCGCCAGCGGCTTCTCAGGCTGAACGAGGTCAACGACCGCAGACACGAGAGAGAGTTTTGCAGTAAAACCCCCGATTCCTTTTTGTGGTATACAATGGGCCACACACCAGACACCAAGGCATAAAAAAAGGCGGCTCGGAGATCCCGGCCGCCCTTTCTTCGTTTCTCAGGTGCTTACCACTGAGTATGAATGCCTGCCTTCGCACTGAACTTGCTGTCGGCGGTCGCGAACCCTGCGGTCACGGCCCAATTGTCATTTACGCGAAACTTTCCGACCGCAGACAGGGCGTTCATGTCTTCGAAATGGCCCCAATTTACGGCAAGCCCGAACTTGTGGTTCTGGTCGACCTGGGGTGCTTCGTAGGCAGTCGCCATCGCGATGCCAGCATAAGCGCCCTTCATTTTGTCGTTTAGATGGCTGATCTGTACGCCCTGCGCGGCGACTGAGCGCGTCAAGCCGTCGATGGCCGCGCCGTGGTCTGCAAGTGTCTGGAACGTCTTGCCGCCGTCTGACGCGAGGTTTCCGTTTGCATCTGTCGTCACAAGTTCAAGCGGCCCGACTTGGCGGCTCTTGCTCAAGTCTGACGTGATGCCGGGGGCGCTGATCGTCTCGGCCTTCGTGCCAAGCGTCACCTGATGGTCCGCCGTGCTCGTCGCTCTTGCGCCGATGGCTGTCGAATAATCGTGCTGCACCGAAGCGCCCGCACCGATTGCGGTCCCGTAATTGACCGACACAGGATGGGGCTCGACATATGCGCCCTCGATCGCCTTTCCGTCTGCATCTTTGCAGACGCCGCCGTCGAGCGTGCCTGATGTGCATGAGCCCGGCGCCCATGCGCCAACCTTCGCGCCGTTCCCGAGTGCGACGCCTTGGATGCCGTACACGGTCGGATTGTCGTGCTGATGCGCGCGCCAATCGTTGACGGTCCCGTCCATGATGGGATGACCGTCAATCGAAATGGGTTTTCCGTCGGCGTCGAGCGCGGGCGTCAAATGGTAGGACGGATCGCCCGTAACGGCGACTGTGCGTCCCCTGTTCGCAGTGATCCGGCATTGCTGCACGGCTATCGCGTTGCCGTCGGCGTCCGTCCCTTGGGTGTAATATTCGAATTGCCCGTCGGGGCACGCCGCATAAGCGGAGAATGGGACTGCCAACAGGAACAAGCCTGAGACAGTTGCGAGCCTAATTGAGTTTTTCATTCGTAAGCACCTTGTTTTTGTTCTGCATGTGCGGACCTCATCCGCGTTTGCAGATACTCGCTTAAACCTGTTCGCGGTGCCTGTGGTGACGTGAATGCAACACGTCACAAAATGCTCACCCTATCAAATTTGATAGGTGTCTCTTTCTCGTCATCCCTCCTCGATCTCTCGCAGGTGTGCGCGTGTGCGTGCGTACCTACGCGCGTGTGTACATGTACGCACGGACGCGGGCGTGTGCCTGCATGTGCGGGTACGTGCCTACGCGCAAGAAAGATTGAGACGGTTAGTGTCTGTAAGTGGGGAAGTGTGCGCGATTTGTGCGCTCGCGATTCGCTATGAGACGGTTCGGCGACTAGGGGCGCTCTCGTCCTCCGCCATCGTCGTCGCCCAGGGCGGATACCAGGGCTTCCCGCGCCTCCAGGGACGGTTTTGCGACTGTTTTGCGACTGTCCGTAGACGGTTTTGCGACTGTTCGTGTTTGGCGCCAAAAATGGCCAATTCAGGTGATACAGTTGGTGATACGGTTCGAAACTGTATCACGAACCGTATCACCTTTTTTTGTGCCCTTACGCGGCCATAAGAAGAGGCTTTTCGCTGCCGCGCGACTGAACATCAAAGCCCTGGTCGGCCCACCGGATCACCGTCAGATCCGGGATGCTGTTCTCCCTGGCGAATGCGACCTCGGAAAGCCAAGATTCATACTGCTCGACGAGCATAATATAATCTTTGACGGCATTCATAAGGATGGGCCGAACCGCTTGCTTGAAGATGAAGACGGACTCCACGCCCGCCGAAAGCGGTTGCTTCATGTCGTCTATCTTCTGGATAATGTCCGCGCCGTAGTCGATTCGTTTTGTGAACCATGCAATCGCGCGCTCGCAAATCACTTCAAGCCCGTCGCCCTGCGCGTGAAAGCTGCACTGATCGTCGAGAAATTCGAAATCGCCACGCGCTCGGGAATAGAGCTTTTGAAGCGACCTCCTTGCTTCTTCGACGGTCTTCGAATGGGACAAGGGAATGTTCTTGGAAAGAACGGCCAAGGCTCGGAACTTTCCAAGCGTGCCAAGGAAGCGCTCCCGTATGTCGCCGCAAATTTGATCGAAGTCTCCGTCGATGACGGCTTTTCGTGTGCGATAGGGGGAGTCTTTGTGTTCGTCGGCAAGGGCCAACTTTTCAACGTAGTCGGGGATGCCGCAATAGCCTGATTTCGTGGTTTTGAGCAAATCAGCTATATATCGAGTCTGTGACATATTTCGCGATCCTTCCTAAGATCACTCGCGGGGTTGTTACATGGCAAGGCCGGTGTTCCACCATCGGCCTTGCCGCTTCATGCTGCGTGTGAGGGAGTCACGCAACAACTCGGAGCGGAGCGGGGACGAGTCCCATGTTTAGGTACTTTACTCGACCGCTGTTTTTCCGCTTTTCAATCTTCAATTCGTTTTTTAGGGTTTTCCCGAATATCGTCCCGTTGACGGGTTCGAGGCCGTTATCTTCGCACCAAGTCTTATAATTCACGATCGCGTCACATGAGGCTGTGTCGCGGTTATCGCGCTTGAATGCGCGCTCCTTGAACCAAAGAAGAACGCTGTCGGGACTCGGGGCCTTGCGCGTCCTGGCCTTGCGTGGGCTTCTTTTCCGATCCGCTTTGATGAGCGCCGCAGATACCGCCTCAAGTTCCGTCTTTGGGTTTTCTACAAAGGCAGGAAGCTTTTCCTCGATCTCAAGAACGGCAGCCGGGGAATTGTCGTCAGCCTCAAGTTCTGCGGCGTCGTCATTCTCTGGGGCGCTCGGAACGCTGGTCAGCGTGATCCCAACGGGCGCGACAACGGTCCCGGCGTGCTCGGTCGTCACAACTTCCAGGGCCTTGATCATGCGATTCTGCGCCTCGCCCTTGGTGCACACGAGAAGGCCGAACAGATTGAAGACAAGCAGGATCCCGGCTGGCGCTCCAAAGATGGCCATAAGCTCCATCGTGATTGCGTCGGTGCTGGGTTTGAACTCAGTCAATGCCTGCGCCTTCTCGACCGAAATAAAGCCAACGGCGGCCATAAGCGCAGGAATGGGCTCCATCTCCGTGCCTGTCGTCTCCGGTGTCGCTCCTTCCGCCTTGCGGTCGCGCCGAAGCTGGTCGAGGGCGACTTCAATGTCTGTGGCGCGCTGCGTCAGGTCGGCATTGTGTTGAAGCTTCTCGACTTCTTCGGCCTTGGCGTCGCGCTTCTTCTCTAGTCCCTCGCACTTCGGGCCGCGACTAAGCTTCATCTTCATGATGTCAGTGCCGCATTCTTCGGTCGCGCTCTTCCGCAAGCCCTCAAGCACCGCCTCCGCAGACTTCACCGTCGAAGCCAGAACGTAATCATGGGCCGGGACTTGCTTGTAGGCCGTTTCGCCGTTTTTGATTTCCGCCTCAAGCCGCGCGATGCGGTCGGCCTTCTGCCTCGGAGCGTCGTTGCGCACCTCGCGGGCCTGCTTCTGCATGAAACAGGCATTGTTCAGCGTCGTGTAAAAGATGAAAACGCTCATCGCGGCGACGCCGATTTTCGCCGTGGCGCTTCGGGCCTGCGCGAAAAGTATGGTCGACAACGTGAGCAGCACAACGGAAGCGCTAAGCTTTAGCGTCTCCACAAATTCATGAACATTGAAGTGGCCGTCACGGTCAACGATCCCGACGAAGTGCGGCGCGACGTTCGCCGAAAAGGTGGATTGCACTGCAAGAGTGTACACACTTGCACAGCCAACAATGCACAAAACACGCTGCCACGGACGCAGACGAAGGAACATGTCGAGATGAGACACCGGGGCCTCTTCCGCCGTCCTTCCTGCGTGCCAGGTCTTAAGCCGATTCCAAAAATTCCAGCGTGTCAATTCCACGTTGCGCCTCTTTGACGTGTTTACTTTAACACTCATTCACTCGTTGACGCTATGCACTCTGATAGTATACCGTGTTGATGTCTTCGCGCAATAGGTTTATGGTTCTCGCAATAATCACAAGGCGATGATCACATGCCAACGGTGGCGGCGGGACAGCACAAAGGCGGAGTCGGCAAAACCTCGATGATTCTGAACCTCGCATGTCAGGCAGTAGCGAAGCGGAAGAGGGTTGTGGTGGTCGACCTCGACGCAAACCAGACGGCAACCGAATGGGGAAGGCGACGGCAAGAGAACGACAAGCTGGCGCCGATTCCGATCGTTCGGCCCGAGCCAAGGGAAGCGGCGAAGGAAATCGATCACCTGAAAAGTGGCGGCCTGTTCGATTGGGTCTTTCTCGACTTGCCCGGCCACGAAGGAGCGATGTTGAGCGTTGGCCTTACCAAAGCTGACCTGACGCTAATCCCGTGTCGCCCGTTCGAGGATGACGTTCGCCCATCAATGCGGACTGTGGGGCTCCTGCGTAACGCTGGGCGACCTTACGCCTTCGTCATGAACATCGCGTCCAAGTCGCGCGCTTCGGCTGTCGTCAAGGATTTGCGACAGGATGGCCATGCCGTCGCGCCCGCAATCATTCCGGCCCGGTTCGGCGTGCCTGACGCAAATGCACAAGGCATGGGCATCAACGAAACCGAGCCGGGAAGCGAAGCAGACAAACAATTCGCCGCGCTCTTTAAGTGGCTGAAGGATCAGTTCAAATGAAAAAGGAACCAAAGAAAATGCACGGTGTGTCGACGCAGCCAGCCGCAACCGCTCCAATCAAGGCGCGACCAAAGGGGAGCCAGGAAGAAACGGGAAAATATTACAACGCCTCGTTCCGCATTCCTCGGCCGACCATGAACAAAATCTCCGATCACTTGAGGGCTCATGATCTGTCATTGCAAGGAATCCTGGCTGAAGCCTTCGACGCTTGGCTGCGTGCGAACAACGTCGGAACCTTTCTCCCTGAAGATTGGGAAGGCGATCCGCACCCAAAGAAGCGGCGCACTTACGGCACAGAATAAAAGTCGTAAAGCGTTAACCTAGTTAAGCTTTTAAGTGAATGAGTGTTGACTCTTTGACGTCAAAGGCGGTATACTGTCTGCATCGCAAAAGTTGCGACACCCAACGAAAGGCAAAGCAGATGGCATACAAGACACAGTTCGAGAAGGACACGGAACGCAGCCTTCAAAAGCTCGATGAGATTCAAATCATGGCAGTTCGTATCACGACGCTCCTCAATGTCATTCTCGACAGGATGGATGCTTCGGAAATTCGGCGCGCTCCTGTTTGCAAAGAAACAAAGCGGCGCTGGCTGGCAGAGGGTACGCCAGCAAAAAGACTCAGCTAGCCTAGAAACGACGACGGCTTCCGAGGCGGGAACCCTGGAAGCCGTCTTAACCCAATAAGGCAAACAATGAATACCACCTATCGCCATAACGGCAAAGAAAAAAAATCAGGTTTCAACGGGAAGAAGAGGGACGCCGAACCGGATCAAGCGCTCCCGGCAAATATCGATGCCGAGCGCGTTGTGTGCGCCTCGTTCATGGCTCACAATCGCCTGATCGAGCAGTTCGCCGAAGTCCTGACGCCGAAAGACTTCACCGACCCGCTACACCGTCAAATCATGGAAGTAGCGCTCCGCTTTGTCGTCGAAAACAAGACCGTCAACGCGGCCACAATCGCGAACCATATCACCGAAATCCCTTCGATCCCCGATCTAACGGCAGGGCTCTACGTCCGCGAACTGAACCGTTTCGTCAAGCCTGCGGCTGAAGTCGAACAATACGTTCAGGAAGTGAAACTCGCATCCAAGCGGCGCGCGGTGATGCAATCGGCTGAACACTTTTACACACTCGCGGCAACGGGCGGCCATGACATCATCGACCGCTATTCGTCGGCTGCAAGCTCTCTCTCCGGGGATGTGAACAACCCTGGAATGATACACATGGGGACCGTCGTCGATGACGTGTTCGCGGAAATCATGGCAGCAAATGAAGCGGGTTTCGGCCCGACAGGCTATCTCTCAGGCTTCGGACCTATCGACGATGCAATCGGCGGCTTTCGGAAGGCAAAGCTCTATTTCATCGCCGCGATGGAGAAGGCAGGAAAGACGGCGCTAGGCTTGACGCTAATCCGGCAACTCTGCCTGCAAGATATCCCGGTCGCCGTCTTCTCGCTCGAAATGAAGAATAGCGAACTGGTGCATCGGCTTATCACAATCGAAAGCCGGATCAACACCACGACGCGGAAAAAGGGGAACCGTCTCGACGACAACGAACGGGTGAGGCTTTCCGAGGCTGCGGACCGTGTCAAGTCCTGGCCGATACACTCGACGGACCTCTCAAGCCTTACGCCCTCGTCGATCGTCATCAATGCGCGCCATGCCGTCAAGGTGCTGGGCGCAAAGGTGATCCTCCTTGATTACATCCAAATCGTGAACCCGGAAGACGACTCCAGGGACGAGACGCGCCAGCGCGTTGAAAAGGCTTCTCGCGCTATGGCAAAGGTCGCCAAGGAACTGAACGTTCCCGTGATCGCCCTTGCTCAGCTAAACCGGCAAGGCGTCCAGCGCGCCGCTGTGAAGACATGGAAGGATTTCGATCAGAATGCCTCCAGGCCTCGCCGTGGCGACATTCGCGAGACGGCGCAAATCGAAATGGATGCTGACGCCATCATCGCCATTCACCGGCCCGGCATCCTTCTCGAAGAACTTCGGCCAATTGATACCGATGTCGAGTTCGATCAACTCGCGTTCAAGCTTCGGAAATACGCCGAACTTAGCATCATCGTGAACCGGTCCGGGCCTGGAAATGTACGGTGTCCGTGCTGCTTTGAGCCTGACATCGGAGTCTTCGAACCGTTCGGTGTGCGGCTTGCACAATCCGTTAACTATCAGGAAAGGAAGACTTTTTCGGAACCGGATCGGGAAGAATGTCCGTTCTGAAGCCTTGACCTTCTGCTTGTGTGGGCGCATCCTCCACAGTTGCAGACGGTCAGAAAAAGAAAAACCCCGCCGGGTCAGGGCAGGGTGAATTTCAAACCGGAAACGAAAACCTAACCGCCAAGAAAGGCAAATCGTTATGCCAAATACACCACATCGCGCGAATCGCGTCAAGAAAAACCAATATCAACTCCCGCTTATCCAATACTTTCCCTGGATGCCCAAGGCGCGCGTCTTCGATGAGCGCTTCATAGCCAACGGCTGGCGCGAACCTACTTCTGAAAAACACGCTTGGTTCGGGTACTTCATCGGCGATGCGATGAGCAAATCCAGCCTGATGACGACGCCAGAAAAAACGCTCTTTTACGAGCTTTGCCTGATTGCGACCGCCGAAAAAACAATAGGCTCCATAGAAATCTCGGACCTCGTCGAGCGCTTCGCTGAGGAATGGACCAGCCAACAGATTCGAGAATGGGCCAAAGGGATTGCTGATTGCGGATACCTGCGCTGGGTCGACCGCGACCGCATCATCATCATTCACCCACAAGACCGATGGGTTAGCTGCTTGAACGCTCCGCGTCAGCTTGCCGACCTCTTTCGGAAGGCAGATGCGTCATGAGTAGCGATGCAATGAGATACGTTTTGGCGCTCACAATCAAGCCGGTGGCCCTCAAATTCTACATGGAACGGCTAGCGTTCCGTCTCGACAACGATAAAGGCTATGCGTGGCCGGCACAGGACACAATCGCCAAGGAGTTGAGCGTCAGCAGGAAGACGGTTCAGAAGCTCCAGGCTGAAGCTGAAAAGCGCGGGTATATCCGCGCCACGGGTGGCCAAAAGAAGGAAAAAGGGCAGTTCGCCGCAAACCACTATGAAATCCCCGGCTTCCTCGAATGGCTCACCCATGTCGAAGAAGATGCAAATTCTTTCTTTGTTCGCGCCATCGGAACAGGCTCACCGTGCGAACTACGTGGTGGCACGGTTGGCGAACTCGACCGTGGGAACCCCGTGGTGGCACGGCCGTGGGAACTACGGGGTGGCACGGACCGTGGGAACTACGGGGTGGCACAAAAAGAAAGAGGAAAAGAAAGGGAAAAGAAAGAGATGGACGAAGCGCCAAAAGCGCCTCGTCCCGCTCTCTCAAATTTGGCAGGGACAAGAAAGGCGAATAAGGAAAGCGACGCGACGTCCGGTTATGCGGCTTTTGTGGCTGCATACCGCTCGCTTCCTCGCTCAAGCCAAGCGGGCGGCCTATCAGATGGCCGCAAGGTCTGGCTGTCTCTCTCGGCGGCTGAACGAGCCTATCGCCTCGCCGCGCTTAATGCCTACGCGGATAACCTGCGGACGGAAGATTTCAAGCAGCCGCAGCATATAGACAGCTTCCTCGACGGCGGATGGGAAGACTTCGCCAAGGCTGAGCCGACTCCGGTCGAACTCAGCCCGCAAGAGGTCGAGCGCAATCAGACGGTAGCGGTCGCAATCGACCTTCAGAAGCAGGAATGGTGCCACGGCAAAAAGTGGTGGTCGTCCATTTCCGAAGTTCCGGCCGCCATCATCAGGGCCGCTCAAAACCTCGCTCGGGCCGAATGGTACGACGAAATTCCAGAAACCATCCTGTCACAAGCTGCGTGAGGTCCGTCATGGTACAAGGCATCTTCAAACGTTCCGCGCAAGCCTACGCCGATGCAGGCTTCGCCGTGTTCCCGCTCTCGGTCGGCTCCCGTATCCCCGTCAAGGACTCGCACGGCTTCAAGGACGCAACGCGCGATCCTGAGCAAATCAAAAGCTGGTCTATGCGCTACGGGTTCGGAAATATCGCCGTCCGCACCGGCAAAGAGGACAATCTGACGGTGATCGATATCGACAGGCATCCGGCAAAAAACGGGTTTGACCTCGTCGAGAAGTGGCAGGCTGAAGGCAAGTTCCTGCCCGATGAAGCCGTCGCGCTCACTCCCGGCAACGGTGAACATCATTGGTTCCAGTATTGCCCCGAACTCGACACAGGGTCCGATCGCCTCGGCCTTGGCATCGACGTCAAGAACGATAACGCTGGAATCACCGCGCCGCCGTCCATGGTCGGCCCGAAAGGCTACCGGTGGCTATACAAGGCCAAGGACGGACAATTGCCCAAGGTGCCGCAATGGGTCATCGACGAGGCGCTTCGGCTGCGTGCGGCTAAGGAAGCGAGCGAGGCGGCCCGCGTGGCTGAGTTCCTCGCCAAGCGTAGCGGGAAAACTGTCGACGTGGCGAAACTCTCGGATCGTGAGCGCCGCCGTCATCTGGCGAACGCGCGTTGTATCCTCGCCTCGAAATATATCGAACTCACCAAGATGCGGCGGAACAGCGGGCGCAATACCGAATTGTATCGCGCCGCCGCTCGCATGGGTAAATACATCCACCACGGCGTCATGACCGACGTCGAGGCGAGAACAAGCCTTCTGCACGCCGCAGAAAAGAACCGGCTCGTCATCGACAACGGTCTTAAGGACGTGAACGATACAATCAACGACGGGTTTCAGGCGGCGCAAGGCGATTCTCTGCCGGAACTCATAGAGCGTCCTCGGAAGCGCGCAGCGTAGCCGGGACACAGCGGCGTCGGTCTATCCCTCGGATCGGCGCCGTCTGCGGGTTGGGGTATACCCCCACTAAAAATCTGAAGCGTAGCGGCGGCAGGCGTAGGCAGGGCAGGAGTGGCGCACAGGGGCGCTACATGGGTAGCGGATTTTTAGAACGGGGCTTCCTGGGCCATCCTGGGCCATTTTAGAGCGTGTGACATTCTGCCATACCATTTTTCGATTGTTTCAGGCAAAACTCTGGAATTTTGTATATCAACAGGGAAAACAATGTGTTGACAAACTGCGCCGTTTGTAGGTACTGTTTCCTTAGAATTTGAGAAGTACGTCTAAGGCAAGGAAATCACCCGCTTTTGCGGGTTTTTTTATGCCTGGAAGCTCCCGCGACGCGGTCGAGCGCTCAAATTCAAATCAAAAATTAATCATCATGTCAGGAAGGCAAACCATGGCAGAACCAACGGAAGGCGCTCCGCCTCCGACAATGCAAGTTCCGGCTACGCCCGAACGCCTCGCCCCTATCTTTGAGCAACATTTTAGAACAACCTCGTTCGGTCTGCTCATGTGCAATCCGACAGTCTCACCACAAATCATGTGGGAGGCAATCGCCGTCGCCATGGGCTGCGTTCTCAGTGAGGCGACGGCCAGCCAGGACATCGCCGGAAGCCTTGCGGCCCGCGGCCACCTCGGCGATCTCGTCAATAAGGCAATCCGAAAGCGGCATCCAATTTTGGCGACGCCCGCATCTGGTGCCGCGCCCGTAAACGGCAATGGCCTGATCCTTCCGCATTGATGGACAATCAAGCGCGATTGAGCCTGGAACTCTCCGAAGAGTTTAGGCTGATGGCAACGCCGGGTCAGGTCGAAGCCTTCAAGAACTACGTCTCCAAACAGGCAGACATTGAAATCGCGACACTCGCGGCTGAAGCCGTGGCGTCAAAGATCGTCAGCCTGTTGCGCCTTAAGTGGAAAGTTCCAAGCGTTTCATCCGAAGATATCGACGCGGTCGCGGCGCTCCTGATCGACGCCAACGCGGTCCGCGCGTGAGGAAAGCATGGCAAACGTAATCACCCCAACAGAATATAGCTTCATCTGCCCGTGCGGAGATCCAACCGCAAACGCTGGCCTGAAATTCTACGATAGCGCTTCGGGCGCAACTCAAATCGTGAGCCTCGACAGTAAAATGCTGAAAAGCTTGAACCGTGTCATCGATGCGTTCCTGGCGGCAATCGAGGAAGACGCTCGGCATCTGTCGTCATTTGATTCGGATTCGAATGCTGTGTCATTCGACTCGGATTCGAAGGCGTCTCTTGCTGCCCTGGCTGAAGTTCAGGCGTCCGCAAAGATCGATGTTGTCACCGTGCCCGTCGATGCTCCCGCCGAGGCCGTGGCCGATCCTGCGCCGGTCAGGCCGCGCAAGTAACCTCCAACCTGAAAAATAGGAAAACAGCATGTTTGGAACCCCTCCGTATATCCACAGCTTCACAATCGTTCCGACGCCTCTTCCTGGCCCGCAGCCGTCCGTGACGGTCACGGTCAAGACTGATCCGTTCTCTTCGACGAGCTTCGTTTTGCCTGTGTCGCTCGTGCCTAGCTTCGAAGCTGCGCTCTCGGCTGCCGTTGCGGCAATCCCGGCGTAAGGCTTAGAAAAAGCTTTCGGTCATGGCTAAGAAAAGGACAGACGAACCCAAGAAGGAGGGGCAGGAACTCGCCTCTGCTATCAGTCCGGCGATCAGTTCGAAACCGCACTTGTTCAAGCCTGGGCAGTCTGGCAATCCATCCGGTCGGCCGAAAGCTGACAAGACCGTTAAGGCGCTGGCTCGCGAGCACACGGCGGCGGCGATCAATCGGCTGGCTGAAATCGTGAACGACAAATCAGCTTCACAGTCTGCCCAAGTGCAAGCGGCGACTGCCCTCCTCGATCGGGGTTGGGGCAAACCGCTTCAACAGTTGGAAGTCGGCGAAGCCGGGGCCTTCAGCGATATGGATGACGCACAGCTTGACGCCTTTATCGCGTCCGCATCGCTTAGGCTCCACGAAACACGGATAAACTGAGTTTTGGCGTACAGTGTTTTGTATGCCAGGGAACGCCGCGTTCATCTCCAATGGTAAGGGTCGGCGAGCAGCGCACTCGTCGGACGCGAGGTTCAAATCCTCGCACGCGGCTAATCCTTTCGCTCTTCCCTGCCTCAACCAGCGGCAGATAGGCTAGAGCGCCTCTGGTTTACTGGATCGCTCGTCATGCACGGCGCTTTGGTGGTCAGGGTCTAGCTTTTTTCGTGTTCAATCAGGGTAGTCCCTGATTGAACAAGTCCTGACAATTTGATTTGTTGCTGTTTTCTGTCTGATCAGGGTTGACATCGGTCCATATTGGACATATGTTAGCTTTACTAACCCTGATTGAACACATGAGGCAGAAAATGGCTGAAGTTTACGGATACGCCCGCGTTAGCACCGACGAGCAAGACACGACGGTTCAAATCGAAGCGCTGAAGCGGGCAGGCTGCACCGTCATTCGACAAGAGAAGGCTTCCGGCTCCTCGCTCGAAGGCCGCGAAGAATTGAAGCTCCTGCTTTCGTTCATGCGCTCGGGCGACACGCTGGTTGTGACCCGCATCGATCGCCTTGCGCGCTCAAACATCGACTTTCAGAATGTCCACGCTGACTTGATGAAGCGGGGCATCAAGTTCCAATGCACAGAACAGCCCATCATGAACACGGACGGCGCGCTTGGCGGCTTAATGGTCGATATCCTGGCCGCGTTCGCGCAATTCGAAACACGGCTTAGGCGCGAACGTCAGAAGGAAGGCGTCAAGAGGGCGCTCGACAATAAGGAAATCAGCGCCAAGACTGGTCGCCTCAAGTATGCGGGCGGCACTAAACGGATTGATCGCGCCGAAGTTCTGGCTCGCAAGGAACGCGGCGAAAACCCCTCAGTTATCGCGCGGGAAATGAAAATTGCGCGGGCGTCCGTCTATGCAATCTACAACGAACAGGCGGCGGCCTAAAGGGGGCCATTTTTGGAAGTCGACGCAACGGAACTGCTTGACCACTTCGGCACCAAGCGGGCCGTTGCTCTGGCCCTACAGGAAAAGCTTGATCGCAAGCTGAAGGATGAGTTTGCTGCGCCTGGCGGGCTTCTGAAATTTGTCGAACACTTCTGGCCGATCCTCGAACCTGACACGAAGTTTTTGAACGGCTGGGCGCTTGAGGCGATGGCGCTCCACCTCGAAGCAACGGTCGATCCCGTCAACGGCGTCAAGATTACCCGCTTGCTTGAGAATGTGTGTCCAGGCTCGATGAAAAGCCTGCTGCTCGTGTTCTTTACGGCGTGGGTCTGGGGTCCGAAGAATCGCCCCGGCGAGCGCTTTCTGTGTATGTCGTACTCTGACGACAATCCGCAGCGCGACAACCGGAAGACGATCAACCTTATACAGTCGGCGGAATATCAGCGTCTTTTCGGGCGCTGCTTCAAGCTCACGAAGGCCGGCGAAGAGCTTATCGAGACGAGCAAGACGGGCTTTAAGCAGGCGCTCGGCATCCGGGGCAGTGTCACCGGAAAGCGCGCGGGCTTCCTGCTCGTCGACGATCCGAACAACATTGCAGAAAGCGAATCTGAGGCAATCCGCGAAGAGACGGCGCGCAAGTTTCGCGAGGCTGTCACGAACCGGCTGAACGACATGGTCAACAGCGTGATCGTGGTCATCCAGCAAAGATCGCATGAGGACGACGTAAGCGGCACCATCCTCGATGCCGGGTTGCCCTATGTGCATTTGATGATCCCGCTGCTGTTCGAGGCTCCAGGCTGCGAAACGGTTATCGGCTGGCGTGATCCTCGAACGGTCGAGGGTGAATGCTACTGGCCGGAACGATATCCGCCGCAAGCCGTCGACATGGCGCGGGCAATGGGCGAATTCGCTTTCGCCGGTCAGTACATGCAGCGGCCGGAACCTCGCGGTGGCGGCATTCTGAAGCGGGATTATTGGCGCGTCTGGGAAGAAAAAGAGTTTCCAGAGTGCGACTATATCCTGGCGTCGCTTGATCCGGCCTTCACAAGCAAAGAGGAAAACGATCCTTCGGGCTTCACAATCTGGGGCTGCTTCCTGACGAAAGAGGGCACGCGAGCGGCGGTTCTGCTCCATGCCTTCCGCAAGAAGCTCGAATTGTGCGGGCCTCTGACGGAGCGATGGACGGGCGAAACGCAAGACGACTACCGGGCGCGCGTTCAACCGCAATGGGGTTTGGTTGAGACTGTGCACGACCTCTGCAAGCGGTTTCACGTCGACCACCTGATTGTTGAAGCCAAGGCCAGCGGACACAGCGTCGTTCAAACCATGTCGAAGCTGTTCACAGATGCGCGGTACACGATAAGCCTCGTCGATCCGAAGAAGCTCGACAAGGTGGCGCGCATGATCCGCGTGCAGCCTGAGTTTTCGGCGGGGCAGATTTGGGCACCCGACAAGACATGGGCGAACATGGTCGTCGACGAGTGCGCCGTGGCTCCTCGGGGCCGGTATGACGATTTGACGGACTCGACCACGCAGGGAATTTATCATCTGCGATGCTGCGGTTTCCTTGAGCGCAAGGACGAGCAGTTCGCAAGCAAGCGCGACGCGATGAGCAACTACAAGCCGTCTGCGCCGCTGTACGCAATCTAAGGACAATCGATGCAGGAAGACACGCCAGAACAGGGCTTCGGCTCTGTTGCAAACATCGCTGTGCCTGATGACGATCAAGGCGGCGTCTGGGTCACGATTGGGCCGGAAACCGACAAGCAGGAAACCAGCGAGCACGATCAGAACCTTGCCGACGAGGGGCGCATTCCTGAAGACGTTCTAACGGCGCTTGCAAGCCAATTGATCGAAGACATCGCCGAAGACGATCAATCGAGGTCTGAATGGTTGCAACTGCGCGAAAAGGCTGTCGGGCTCCTCGGGCTTAAGATCATCGAACCAAAGGCCAGCCCGTCAGAAGGTGGCGCCGCGTTCGAAGGCATGTCCACTTACCAAGACAGCGCCCTTCTTGAAGCTGCGATCCGGTTCCAGGCGAACGCGCGCGGTGAACTCCTACCGGCTGAAGGTCCGGTCAAGGTAAAGAACGACGGCGAACAGACTGACGGCAACAATGCACAGGCCGAAGCGCTTGAAGGTGCATCGAACAAGTATTTGACCGTCAGGGCGACGGAATACGTTCCAGACAGCGACAAACTGTTCTTTCAGGTCGGCTGGAGCGGCTGCGGCATAAAAAAGGGCTATCATTGCCCGATCCGGCGTCGGCCTGTTATCGAAAGCATCGATGCGAAAGACTTGATCGTCTCGAACAACGCAACGGACATCGACAACGCTGGTCGGGTGACGCACGTCATCAAAATGTCGAAGACGGTGCTCATTCGGATGCAAATTGCGGGGGCATACCGCGAAGCCGATCTCAACCCGCCAACGGAAGAGAGCACGGCAGTCGACAGGAAGATTGCCTCGACGCAAGGAATCTCCACGTCGGCAAGTTCGAAGCCTGAGAACGTCGATCGAACTATTTATGAATGTTACGCCGATCTCGATATTCCCGGCTTTGAGCACAAGCTGAACGGAAAAATCACCGGGCTTCCGATCCCCTACCGCGTCACGATCGACAAATCATCGAAGACGATTCTCGAAATTCGCCGGAACTGGAAGGAAGGCGACGAGCAGTGCATGAAGCGGAAGACGTTCGTCATGTATCCGTTCATTCCTGCGTTTGGCTTCTATCCGCTTGGCTTGATGCACGTACTCGGGAACACGACGAACATAATCACGGCGGCGATGCGCATCCTGATCGATAACGGGATGTATTCAAACTTTAATATGTTCGCCTATGCCAAGACAGGGCAAGGGCAGGACAAGACGGATTTTCGCGCTGGTCCGGGCCAAGGTATCCCGTTCAACGTCCCGGTCGGCGGAAAACTTTCAGACGTTTTGATGCCGCTCCCGTCGAAGCCGGTCGACGCCGCGTTCATTCAGTTCCTCGATCAAATCAGGGTCACGGCGCAACGTATCGGCGGAACGGCTGAAGTTCAGGTCGGCGAGGGCAATCAGCAGGCTCCGGTTGGGACGACCATCGCACTGATTGAGCAGGCTCAGAAGGTCATGTCGGCCGTCCACAAGCGCATTCATCAGGCGCAGTCTGAAGAACTTCGCATGTTTCAAGAACTTCTCCGCGAAGATCCCGAAGCGCTCTGGCGCGGCGATCCGCAGCCTCCGCATAATGCCGAGTTGATCAAGCAAGCGCTTGAAAACTACGAACTGTCGCCGCGCGCCGATCCGAATGTTCCATCTCATATGGTCAGGCTCGCAAAGGCCGAAGCTGGGCGGCAAATCGTCAAAGACAATCCGCAGGGTTGGGACATCGTTGGTGCCACTGAGTGGTATTGCGATCAAGTCGGCGTTCCTGAGTTGAAGCGCTTTATCCTTCCGCCTCCTCCTCCACAAGCTCCGAACGCCGCGCCCGATCCGAACGTGATCCGCGCCGGCACACAAATCCAGATCCAGCAAATGAAGGCGTCGGAAGCCGAGAAAGATCGCGAACTAAAACTCGCCGCGATGGCTCAGACCGCGAAGGAGTCTGAACTTGAGCGGCAAGCCCGATCACAAGAGCACATAAGCGATTTGGCGAAAGAGGTGGCGATTCACCCCTTGAGCCAAGCAATCGTCCAAGAAACGACACAAGGTCTTATCCAGTGAAAAAAGCACAATCTCACAGCAAACTTCACAGCCGCATGGTCGAAATGGCTGGGCATCCTGACGAGAAGAAAGACAGGAAGCTCAAGCAGAAGGTGAAACCGGAAGCCCTGACGGGCCGCGCTCGCGGTGGCAAAACCGAAAAGAGCGGCGGAAAAGGGAAAGGCACACAAGTCAACGTACTGGTTGCCCCGCGCGGTGGTCAGGGCCAAGCCGGTCCGTCCGCTACGCCGCAGGGCGCAACGCCGGGGCCTGCTGCCGTGCTGCCTTCCCGACAGCCGGTCCCGGCAGCGCCTCCCGCTCCACAGGCTGGGCCTGCTGGCGGGCTGGCTGCTTTGCAGGGGGTAAAGCCGCTAGGCGTAAAGCGTGGCGGCAGCGTCAAACGTCGCGCCGCTGGTGGCGCTGTTGGAAAATTCGATGCAGGTGCCGAAAGCGGCAAAGGCCGACTTGAGAAGGCCGCGCATCAACGCCGCAAGGGTTCTTCATTTCAACGGGCGGCAGCAAGCCGAACCGGAAACAAATAGCTGATGACCTTTGACAGCAGATCGACACTGATCGAGCGAGAGCTTCGCGCGGCAGTTGAGAAGCGCTGCAATGAGGTCGTCGCGCAGTTGAGCACGGGATCCGGCGTTACCTCGTTCGAGGATTATCGCCGTCTCACCGGCTACGTCGGCGCGTTCACCGAAGTCGTTCAAATGATTGATGAGGTGCGCGCCAAAATATCAAAGCAGGAAGGCAGCAGATGAATATTAAGCAGTTGGAATATAAGCCTGGGGTCGAAGATCCCAAAGAAGTTGTCCTTGCGCGCGTCGGCGCTGAGCTTGAGAAGTTCCCGGAAATCTATGGCTCTCGCGTACTCGTTGCGACAGCGCCGTCTGCGTCCACGCTGGGCAGAAGCGGCCTACTTGTAGCGACCGACAAGCAAAAGGATGAAGGGCGCTGGCAAGGTAAGGTGGGCCTCATTCTCAAGCTGGGAACGACAGCCTTCGAAAACGATCCTCGCTTTCCGTCCTACGAGTGGAAGGGGCCAAAGCCGTCGGTTGGCGATTGGGTCTTCTATCGTACCTCTGACGCCTGGGAAACCGGCATCGGGGGGATTTCGTGCCGTCATATCTGGGATGCGGACATCGTTGGTCGTATCACAGATATCGAAGCCATTTACTGAGGTCAGCTATGGGAACCAAACAACGGCTTCGCGCAGAACGCCGGGAAGCGGAACAGGCGACCGACAGGGGCAATCTAAGTGTGAAGTTCAACGTCAACGATGTGGTTGACGAGGGCGTAGCGCTGGTTGCCGATGGCGTCGAGGTCGACATTGAGGGGCAGTCGGACGCGACGGCTCCTCAGACCGTCGAAGTTGTCACCGAAGAGCACGAGGACGAGGGCGAAAGTCCAATCGAAGCTCTGAAGAAGCAGTTCGACGAGGTCAAGTCGGCCCGCGAAGCTTCCGATCGGCGCGCTTTAGAGCTTGAAAGGGCCAATCGAGAGAGTCAAGCGGCGCTCGCGCAACGGGCTGCAACGGAAATCGGCAATCAGAAGGCTTTGCTCGAACAGGCGTACAACGTCGAAGAGTTGAAACTTGCCGACACGAAACGGAAATATGCCGCCGCGCTTGAAAATCGCGACTTTGAGGCTGCCGCAGATGCTCAAATCGAGATTACCAAGACAACGCAGCTCATGGGCCGCTATGCGGACGCCTATCAGGGCCTTGACGCCCAAGAAAAGGCCCCGCGGCAAGCTCCTGCGCCGCAACAGGTGGCCGATCCTTTCGAGGCGGCACTGAGAAAGATGGACCCCCGCGTCGCCGCATGGGCGCGCGAGCACAAAGACGACGTCATAATTCCAGAGCGGCAACGCTTGGCGGTTGCGGCCGATGCAATGGCGACAGCCAGAGGCATGAAGCCGGGAACTGATGCCTATCTCGACTTTTTGGACGAGCAAATGGGCTATCTTGAGCCAGATGACGAGCCGGAACAGGTTCGTCAGCCCGTGAAAGCGCAGCCGCGCACGAAACGGATGGCCGCGGCTCCTGCGTCTCGCTCCTCGTCGAGTTCTGGCGCTACAAATAAGGTCTTTTTGACAGAGTTCGACCGCGATCAAGCGCGCCAGTTGAAAATGACCGAAAAGGAATATGCGGCGTTCAAGGTCAAGTCGGGCCACGGCCAATTGTCTTCTGCTCAAGCAGGCGGACGGCTTCACGCTCGATACACGGCTTAATTAGGGATTCATCACATGACTGAAGTAAAAAGCGGCATCGATGCCGGTCGCAAACCTGTGCGCGCTCCAATCAGAGAAGGCGAAATCGCTCTCCGTCCTGGCGAATATCAAGGGCGCAACGGCGAGGTGCTGAAGCGCGCCCCAACGCTGCGCGGGAATCCATTCGACTTGCCGGAAGAAATCAAAGAAGCGGGCTGGTCCTATCAGTGGATCCGCGCTTCTTGCTATGGCAACACCGAAATGTCGGAAATGTCGGTGATGAAGCGCGCCGGGTGGCGCGAGGTTCCGCCTGATGCCTTGCATGGCTATTTCCGCGACGAAACGCCGGAAGGTCAGAACTTCATCTCTCGCGAGGGGCTCGTTCTCATGGAACGACCGCAAGCGATGACCGATGAAGCTCGACAAGAGGATTTGAGGCTCGCGAATGTCCAATACGGCAGGCAGCTTCAAAAAATCTACGACGAAACGTATCAGATGCCAGACGGATTTGTTCCGACCTCGCAACTTGACCGCGAACATCTTCAGGCCGCGCCGAGCGCTTGGAAGCCTGCACACAGGCCCCGCCCGGTTGCCTTGGAAGAGTAATCATTCCCGCGCTGGGAATTATCGAAAAATCAGGCCGGTCGCGCTGACTTCGAGCCTTCTCCCTTCTGGGAAATCCAAACAATGGCTAACACAAACAGCCCATTCGGATTCAGCTATATGGGGCCGAACCGTGGCGGGCCTGCCGTAACTGGCGGACCAATCGAACGCAAGATCGCAGCGGCGAACAACACGCCGATCTGTAAAGGCGACCTCGTTCAGTCGCTCTCGACCGGCTATGTTGCAATCAGCGCTGCCGGCGTTGCCGTGTCTCAGGCCGCAGGCATCTTTGTTGGTTGCCGATACCTCTCGACCGCTCGCGGTCAGTGGGTATATGCGTCCTATTGGCCGAACGGCGATCACGCCGTTGACGGTTATGCCGAAATCATTCCGATTGTTGGCGCCGCTCCGCAGCTTTTCAAAGTTCAGGCTACCTCGACGAACTTCACGTTCGCCGATATCGGCGCGAACTGCGATATCAGCGTCGGCTCTCAGAGCATTGCAGGCGGCTTCGGCCTTTCCGGCATGACGCTCGACCGCGGCACCATCGGCACGACCGCGACTCTGCCCTTCCGTATCGTCGACATGTATTCGGCTGTCTCTCCTGGGGCTCCCGGCACTGACGACACTTCAAACTATAACATCGTGATCGTCCAGAGCAATCCGGCTGGCGAAACCGGCATCAACTAAGGGGAGATGTGAACAATGTCTATCAATCTAGCTTCCATCTTCGCCGAACTTCAACCCGGCTTGATGGCTGTAACGGGCAAATACAAGGAAGTCCCGTTCGAGTTCAAGGGCATCTTCACGAAGAAATCTTCGAAGATGAACATGGAGAAAACCGTTCAGGCGCGTTTTACTCCTATCGCACAACTCAAGACGGACGGTCAGTCTGTTGCGTATGACAACAATGCTGGCGACCGTTATACTTATAACATGCAGCCGGTTGGCGCGGGCCTGGGTTATGTGATGACCCGGAACGCCCTGGCCGATTGTCTCTATAAGAGCGACTTTACGCCCGCAAACCTCGGCCTTCAGCGGTCGATGGGCGCGTTCTGGAACACTCAGGCGGCCTACCTCTTCAACACTGCTTCGACCTATAATTCCGCCACAGGCGGCGACGGTCAGGCATTGTTGAGCACCGGCCATCTGGTTGACGGCGGAACTTTCGCCAACACCAGCGCCACACCGCAGAGCTTGAACGAAGCGAGCTTACTTGCCGCTCTTAAGGCGATCCCCACAACCTTTGTGGATCAGGCCGGGCTCTTCATCGATGTGCAGGCCGAAAAGCTGCTCATTCCGTGGAACCTGCTCGACGTTGGCAAACGCCTTCTCGAGAGCGAGCTTCGCCCCGGAACCGCGAACAACGACCCGAACGTCATCCAGGGCATCAATGGCCGTCTGACGCCTGTCGTCAGCCGCTATTTGACATCACAATATGCGTGGTTCCTGCCGACGAGCGTTGAAGGGTTCATCGAAATCGAGCGCGAAGCGTTCGAGATGACCATGTTCACGGACTTCGACAGCGATAACCTCAAGGTCAAGTGCTACGAGCGCAAGGGCTACTTCTTCAACGATCCGCGCGCTGTGTATGGCCAGATGGCCACGGCTTAACCCACTAGGAGATTAAGCTCATGGCTCTCACAAACTTTCCGCAGGGGGTGTCGAGCTTCGGCACTCCTATCGTCGGGGGTAACTTCATTCTGTCGAACAAGAACTATTGGTTCGTCAGTTCCGCCCTCGGCTCGAACGGCTATCCTGGCACGTCCATGGATCAGCCGTTCGCAACGCTGGCCTACGCTCTTTCGCAGGCAAACCTTGCGGCCAACGACACGATTATCGTGCTCGATGGCCACTCTGAGGACGTGGTGGCGGCTGCGGGGCTTCTTTGCTCTGTATCCGGCGTCGACATCCAAGGCCCCGGCAGCTTAAGCACTAA